CAACCATTGCACACTTTGCAACCATTGCACACTTTGCAACCATTGCACACTTTGCAACCATTGCACACTTTGCAACCATTGCACACTTTGCAACCATTGCACAACGATATACGCTGGTTAATCGAACAGCAAATATTAAGATCAAATATGATTTTTTATTGGAATGTCCTAAAACTATTCCCCAATAAAATATTGTATAAATTAGAAAAAACTATCCCAACAGAACAGATTAATATGAATTATATCGATCAATATGATATGGCTGGATTACATCGTGCAGGGTGGACATTTGTTGTAAATGAACTTAGTTCAATGCATCATCCTAATGGGATTATGTGTGATTTTTATTTGGATAGAACATTTCATTGGAATCATGATACATATTCGAATTTAGCAGTGATCCCTTATAAATCTCCATGGATTGGATTTATTCATCATACAATGAATCAAACTTATTCCGATAATAATACACATCGATTATTTCAGAATGCAAACTTTATAAGTAGTTTACAATTTTGTAAAGGGTTAATTGTTCTTACAAAACATCTTCAAATGGGAGTTCGTAATGTGATGCCGGAGAAATTTAAAAAGATTCCAATATTTGTTCTTACCCATCCGACAGAATTTGTTGAGAATAATTTTACAATGGAAAAATTTAAATTAAATACAGAAAAAAAAATTATTCAAATTGGTTCGTGGATGCGAGATATTTATGCGATTAAAAACGTAGAAATAAACCCTTCATTGTCCATTACAAAATGTGTTTTAATAGGAAAGAAAATGGAATCTGTATATGCTGATTTTATTTCGACTCCTATAGAAAGTTCTGTAGAAAGTTCTGTAGAAAGTTCTGTAGAAAGTTCTGTAGAAGTCGATTTTAATGAATTTATTTCGGAGGTCGATTATAACCGATATATTTCGATTGATCCGGAAGAATTTACCGTATCAAATGGAACAATATGTAGAAATTTTAATCAGTTTAATCAGTCTAATCAGTCTAATCAGTTTAATCAGTTTAATCAGTTTAATCAGTTTAATCAGTTTAATCAGTTTAATCAGTTTAATCAGTCTAATCAGTCTAATCTGCCTGATAAATCAGATAAATCAGATAAATCAGATAAATCCGATAAATGTACATCTCCAATTCATCTTATTAATTCGAATAAATCTACTCAGACTTCGAAAACTTTACAAACGACACAAATTAAGATAATTAATCATATTTCAAACGACGAGTTTGACCAGATGTTAAGTTCAAATTTAGTATTTATTAAATTAATTGATGCGAGTGCAATTAATACTCTTATAGAATGTATCGTTAGGAATACCCCAATTGTTATTAATAAAATTGCACCCGTTGTTGAAATGTTAGGAGAATCATATCCGTTGTATTTTAAAGAAGATTCTGAAGTATTGGAATTAATATCTATGCAAAATATAGAATCGGCATATAATTATATAAGAAAAATGGACAAGACACCCTTTCGAATAGAAACTTTTAAAGAAGATTTTTTGAAAGTTTTAAAAAAATTGATTTATTAAATTTATATTCTAAATTATATCTGATTTATAATATAACTGAAACAATTATTATTTCAAGATGAATATCCAATTAATTAATCTTGTAGGGGTTGTTTCGCATAATTCTTCAAATAAAGATTGCCAATGTGGATTACCTATCATGATAAAATCTTCAAATATTAATTATTTTAATAAAATTTATATGTTAGAAAATAATACAAGTATTCATGCAACATGTTATGATGCTTTATCTGAAGATGAAAAAAAATTATCCCCAATTAAAGCATCACATGATGATTCTGATTCGGCTACTTTAGTTTATTACAAATAAATAATCAATCTTATCAATCTTATCAATCTTATCAATCTTATCAATCTTCTAATAACGATTTTAAACGATGAATCCATTTATATTCATTTGGTTCAGATGTAATATATTTTAGTAAGTCTAATGGCATTGATTGGATATTTTTAATATATATTACTTTTTTTAATTCCGATGAAAAAGTTTGTAATAATATATCAAAACATTCCCCATAGTTTTTTTCATCAAAATACAATTTTATATCAACGATCGATTGTATTCTTTCTTTGAGATAAAAATTTAGTTCTTCTATTTTTGTTTTATTTATCATTAATTGATATATTGGTCTAAGTATACTAAATATATTTGTATTAAAATTTTCATATGTTTCCGATAAGACCGCATCGATTGACGCTGATATAATCTCTATCTGCTCAATAGGATACCTCTCTATTTCTTTTATCATATTAAGATTATTCAACATCAAATGATTTATATTAAAGATTTTTACACAATCTCTTTTTATATTCCTTTCGAGACGAAATGCAAATTTACATGATAAATCTAAAAGATTAATATAACATCCCAAGTCTCCTCTAGACCCGATCCCATATATAAGATGATCTAAATTATATTTTATTGATTGGTCAAAATAATCAGCCAACGGTTTGATAGGTCTTCCTGTAAAATCATTATAAACTAATAATATATTATTTTCAATACACATTGCATTTAATCGAGAAAGGTCATTTGTAATATCTTCATAAGAAATAGTTGGGTCGTATTCATATGGTGCTAATTTTATAGCTTTTTTTACACAATATACGATATGCGATGAATCATTCGAAACGAAATAATCGAAATTTGCATTCGAATTAGAATTAAGATTCAAATTATTATTATTATTATTATTAAGATTCAAATTTTGATTAGGATTAGGATTCAGATTCAGATTCAGATTAAATTCCAAACCTTTCGATTTATCAATTGTCATAAATGGTGGAGATTCTAAAGTTGGGTCTATTAATATATGGATCATTGTTATATTTGGAATATAATTATTAATTTCTTCTAAACATTTTGGATATTGATGGTAATATAAATCGTCTACAACACCCTCTCTAAAAACCATATGCCCAGCAGAACCTACTCCAATATAAATACATATAGGAGTATGTATATTTTGAATATTCTTTTGGATATCTTGAAGAATATCTTGTAATGCCATCTTTTATAATATATTTATAATATCTTTACAATATGATATGATATATGATATGATATGATATATGTTTTATAACAAATCATATCTTATATGCGATTAAAATTTCAAATTTTTATAATAAAAAATAAATTAAAAATATTATTTATAATACCATAACATCAGTTCGTAATAAATATTTATATCCTTCGATTATCTTATCTCCAGAATGATATTGTTTTGCATAAAATAATACCCCCAATCCTGCTTTAGGTGTGATGATTTGTGTACGTTTTCGTTTATTGGTATAAAATGATGTACTACCTCCTTCTAATAATCCACTTGATGAATCATTCAAAAATATATTTAATGTAAACATTGAGCGATTATTATTCGAATCGACATTAACCCCATCCAAATGAATTGGAAAATCACCACCTTTTTCATATTTTGAAAATCTAAAATGATCATTTACATATACTGGTTTATATTTTTCTTTATTTACGATAATTTTTGCTGGACATAAATGTTTAATTTTTTCCCATAATATCTTTGCAAGGTTCTCATCAACTATCAATGAACGTTGATAATTGCCTCCTGTATATGGTTTATGCCATCCAATTTTATTGGCACGTTCTATAAGTTCATCACATTCAGCACGTGTAAATAAATCAACAACGCATAATAATGGATTATCAATAAGTTCATCCATGATGTATATCTATTATATTATACTTTATTATATTATAAAAAATATAATATAAATTAATTTTTAGCTTATTTCGTACAATGTTTATTCATAGTTTTCTTCATAACGCCAATAATTTCTTTTATTTCATCACAGCATATATTAGTAGACATCATTGCAAATAATTTTAATTCTTCAATCGTTGGTAAATTCTTAAATATCCCATCGGGTTCAACTATAGGGATTCCATTAAGTCTCATTCTTTTAATTATCTTCCAACATAATCTATCACGTTTTTCCCATATCTCGTCATTACGAGGGATATTTCGTAAAATTAATATAGAACGATCTATTGCAATACCTCTTAATTTAGCATATTCAGTAAACTCTAATAATAACTTTGAATCAATCACCGGGGCATGTTTTAATTCACCCATTCGAAATGAGTTTGCTTTCAAATGTAAAGGCATTGAACACGATTTAGCTTTCGGTTTACATACGGCTCTATAGGACTCATATTTTTCATATATATCTTTGTACGAGACATCATATGTCATTCCTAATTTTAAATTTACTCTATTATGAAGTTCATAAACCCATCTTGTTAAATTATCCCGATTTGCCAAATGTTTCGATTCTAAACGAGTATTTTTTTCTGTCAAAATATATTCTGTATATGAATCTCTACAATATTTACATGGAAGAACATTTTTTATTGAAAGAAAAAATGCTTTATATTCTACCATATTTTCTTTAGTTGGTTCCAATGGATAACCAAAACTGACCGCATGTAATACTTCCCAAAAATGAGGTCCCCATATTTTTGTTATTAATCCATTTGATTTGGATTTATCTAATTCTATTTCTTTTTTTAATTCAATTATATTAGTTGTATTAGTTGTATTAGTTGTATTAGTTGTATTAGTTGTATTAGTTGTATTAGTTGTAGACATATATATTATAGTAATAAGATTAAATTTATAAAAATTATTGGGAGATAAATTATTGGGAGATAATTTTATATATTTTTATATAAAATTATTAAAAAATAAATATATTTGTTATAATATATGAAACAAGTAAAAAAACAAATAAAAAATATGTTTAATCTTAGTTCGAACCAAGTTAATCTAATTATATTATCGACCGCAACAAGTTTATTCCAAGGTGCCGTATATTATTTTATAGATAAAGATAGGTTTTCGATAAAATATTTTTCATTTACTGTTGTAATGTGTTTTATTTATTATATTTTCTATTATAAAACATATATTGGTGATAAAAAAGGAGATAGAGTTCGCTCTGCAAGTAGTTCATCGAAATAATATTCTAAATAAAAATTTGATTAAAATTTGATTAAAATTCGATGTAAAAGTATCTTAATATATTATAATATATTAAGATAAAAATGGGCATTACAGGGCTTAATAAATGGTTAGCAGAATCATATCCGAGTGCTCATTTATACGATAGACAAATCGTAAACAAAATATATGATACACAAATCGTAAACAAAATATATGATACACAAATCGTAAACAAAATATATGATACACAAATAAATAAGCAATTATATTTCAATCATATATATATTGATTTAAATTATATTCTTCATATGAATTCTTATAAAAAAATAAATATTAAACAATTAATCTCAAATGTTGAATATCATATTAAAAATATTTGTTCAAAATATATCCCAACACAAACTATTAATCTATGTTCAGATGGTGCTGCCCCCTTTGCAAAATTATTTGTACAAATAGGAAGGCGATTAAAAGATATTCGTAATACAGATACATCAAATTTATCTGCATCAACTTTAAATTTTACTCCAGGTTCTATATTTATGACAACGCTTCATGAAACGTTTGCAAAGTTAATTAATTTACTTGAGGCGACATTTCATATCAAGGTCAATATATTTAATTTAGATGTCGGGGAAGCTGAGATTAAAATAAAAAAACTTATTCTAGGAAATATTAAAGGTGATTTTGATTCAACTCATTTAGTTGTATCAAATGATGCTGACCAATTTTTAATTCAGGCATCGACTCTCGCTTATAAAAATATTTATCTCTTAATGTTAAATCCACATTATCATATCGTTTCAATTGGTAAGATAATAGAATTACATCAACTAAAATATGGTCCTAGTAAATTTCCATCGTTTGATTTTGCATTCTTAAACCTATTGAATGGAAATGATTACTTTCCAAAAATTAAATATTCGACAATCGAAAAATTTTGGTTAGCGTATAAACTTACTATACGAGAATTTGGTGAGCTTGTTTCAAGTTTAGAACCATTTCAAATTAATTTAAAATGTTTGTCAAAAATTATTATGAGAGTAATATCCCAAACAAGTTCAGCATACGTATCAAATGCTACTTTAGAAATTTATAATATAGATGCATATGAAACTTATTTAAATGGTTTATCATGGTGTGCTCGAATGTATATGAATGGAGATTGTGAGGATTATTCATATATATATGATTATGATATAAATCCTGAACCATTATTATTCTACATATATATAAATCGGTCAGATTTAACATATGATAAGATTACTCGTAAGGAATCTATTTCTAATGAATTATGTCTATTATTACTTATGCCGTACGCTGCAAAATCCTTATGTTCTAAACGATTACACAAATTTATGGATCAACATATGATATTGTACGAAGAGGAACAGTGTGTGAAATGTACAGATTTTCATTCAAAAATATCAACCTTGAATAAATCTTATGAAAAAAGTTCAAAATTAGATGTTTCCATACGAAAACAAATCACTTCATATGGTTCTGCATATAAATTACACAAACAATCGCATAAAAAAATAAATAAATCTATTATTAATGACATTCAAACAAAGTTAAATATATATTTAAGTACGATTTGATTCAAATCATAATCAAATCATACTAGCAATACCGCCAATACCTTGCATTTTATTGAAAGTACTTGATTTCAAAGTTAAATATGCATATCCCAATGCAATTAATAATAATATAAATCCACATACTATAAGTATTATTCCAATAGTTTGTTTAGGCACAGATGGGACTTCTGCAATTGTCGATGGATCATTTGGATCGTATAAAATATCTAAATGTGAATCTACTGCATATGGCGTGGGTGATGATATGGTAATTGGAGTATCATAAGATACATTATTTACCGTATACATACATTTGAGTTTACAAGTATATGTTATTGTATTCGAACGATTAGATACGGCACAATCTGATTTATATATGAGTGCATTTATTTTAACATATTTTTTTAATGGATCTGATGCAAATACGGCAATACATCCTCCTATACATAAACAAAATACTATGCATATCGAACAAGAAAAACCCATATACCCATATATCTTACCAATTTTACCAGTTGTATCTAATATAGTTTCTGTAGAAGTTGGAGTAGAAGTAGATGTAGGATTTATTTTAACAGTGCTCATATATAAATTAAATTATATTTTAATTTAATTTAATTTATTTTATTTTAAAAATAATTTATAATACTGTAGACACCACTTCGAATTGTTGAAATGTTTTATTTTTATTTAATCTATATAAAATATATGCTGCTATTACTAATATAATACTGCAGACACCACTTCTAATTGTTGAAATGTTTTATTTTTATTTAATCTATATAAAATATATGCGGCGATTACTAATATAATACTTATTCCTATACAAATATAACCAACTGTTTTATTAGACATAGCTGGTTTTTGAACAATATTATTAGGATTTGTATTATCATAATATATTTGTATGGAACTATTTTTATTATATAATGTTGTTGAATTTATTGTTAAAGGTGTTTGATAAGATACATTATTAACAGTATAAGATACAACCATTGAACATAAATAATTTGTAGTATTTTTTCTATATGAAGCATTGCAAGTTGAACTTTGTATGAGGGCAGTTATTTGGGTATAATCTGCAAGTTTATTTTTATGAACTAACTCATATATTCCAAATGCTAATAAACATATTGCAACGATAATTAATATTATTATATGATAATATCCAATATAAGAACCAACTTTTGCAGTGGTTTGTAAAAAAGAATCAGTTGAAGTAGGAGCAGGGGATGTAGGAGATGGAGAAGTTGGAGAAGTTGGAGATGTTGTTGTAGTTGTTTTAACCGACGAACTCATATAAAAATATATTAGAATAAAAATTATTTATTATATAAAATATATTTTTAATCTTAATCTTAATCTTAATTTATTTTTTTACTATGATTTTTATTTTGTTTACTATTTTTTATTTTCATTTTAACTTTTTCTTCTGTTTCAGATGTTTCAGATGTTTCAGATGTTTCAGATGTTTCAGATGTTTCAGATGTTTCAGATGTTTCAGATGTTTTAGATGTTTTAGATGTTTTAGATGTTTTAGAAGCTTCTGAATCAGAATTTGATTTGTTTTCATTGTTTGAATTAGGTGAATTGGTTGAATCTGATTTATTTTGATATAATTGATCTTGTAAATTTTGAGGTCTGATAATCTTTTTATTAAATAGTTTAAATAATTGTTCCCCATCCCATGGAGCAACACATATAATAATTTGATTAAATCTATGTTGATATTTTAATATTAATGAATTATATATCGTTACAATATCTTCCTGAGGGACCTCATCTGTAGTATGTCCAAATGGGGTACATAATAAGATATTATGACCGTAATATATAGCTGTTTGGAATAATGTTTCTATATTTGACATTGTATTTAAAAAATCAGTCGATCTCATTTGATTTTTATTTAATAATTTTGGTTGATGGATCGGACTTATAACAATTAATCCAAATCTATATGTATCGGATGGATTTAATGGGGATAGATTAGAATCCCGTATCACTGTAAGATATTTTGAATAAACACATTCTTTATCTTTTAATGGAAATGGATTTCCTTGAGATACAATCATATTAAAATTTGTTCTAATATTA